GCCCAAGCCAAAGGGTAGGTTCCCCTCCCCCCATATCACTCAGGACTATCACTCAGGTTTGTAATTTGCCCAATCTCTTGTTTGTGGCAAATTGCGGTTCCCTAGGATTTGTTTTACTTCACGCGCTTGATTAAATAACTTATCTGATTTTTGCCTGTTGCATGTCCAGTGAGCGAGTTGTAGGTTCTCAATGTCGCTTGGATGTCCACCTTTGTTGATTGGAACAATGTGATCTATTACTGGCGACAGTGGATGTGGATACTTAAGCTTGAAGTCTACAGGCTTACCACAAATTCCACATACGTTCTGCGTCTTGAATATCTTCTTCTTATTCTTTTCGAACGCTACTCGATGTGGTCCAATCCTATCTGGTCTTACCATTTCAATTCATCCTTTATTTAAATTTTATGCAGCAGGGTCATTTTAACCCTACCGGGTTTAATTGCATGGGGGTGTTTTTATTATCACACCGGCTTTTTCAAAGGGGTGGGGGTATTAAATATTCAAGGGTACCGGGGTATTCTTGAATTTATCATATCTTATATTGTGTTAAATTCGAGCAACGCTCGAAACTATTGATTTAATAATGTTTATTTAACTTTTCTTTTTTGAATTTACAAATTCTCAATATGTTAAATTAAACCGTTCTATAAGTAGAAATCGTCCATTGATTTATCCTGCTGGTCTTGTTGGATTCCGATATATCGAAGTGTAATATCCGGACTTGCATGGTTAAATAGGACCATCAACATGGCTACGTCTTTATTGTTCTTGTAATGATGATAGCCGAATGTTTTCCGCATCGTATGTGTCCCAACGTTCTCAATCCCAATATCCTCTGCTGCAGCTTTAAGAATGTAATAAGCAGCCTCACGAGTGATGGCTTTGTTCTTCCCTTTTCTGCTTTTGAATAGATAATCATGAGGGTTCATATCTTTGATGTACTCTTGTACTTCCTTACGGAAAGACCTGTTCATCTTTCTTTTGAGAATCTTACCTGTCTTTAATTCTCTGATGTTCACATACTGTCCTTGAACATCTTTAGCTTTTAATTTGATAATGTCACTGATTCTTAATCCAAGATTAATCCCAAATACGAACAGCATGTAATTACGTTCGTTCCATTCTTTTAGATAATCTTTCATAGCTTGGATGTCATCAGGATCGCGAATAGGTTCTACGAAGTTCATACTGTTTCCTTTCTTAAAAACTAAAGAGCGTACTCATCAGCACGCTCTTTGACAGTTTTGTTGGTTTATTGGGGAATTACCGTGAGTGGAGTCGAACCACTCTACATCCAACACGGCACTGTTAGCAGTCGTCCATGCTGCTAACTTGGATACACCTTTTTCAGGACTGGCTTTTTAAAGATGTTTCCGCATCTCTATCCTTGTATCTATACGATACCACAGTACATATTATAAAATAATTCCCTTAAATTGTTTTACAAACTTTTTTCGTCATATTCTACAACAAATGGAACTACTCTTCGTCTTCATCGTCTGTTGTACCATCATGATATACATCTACACCCAGCGCATAAGCTAGTTGTTTAATACCTTCCATTCGTATATCGCGAATAGTGAATTCACTGTAGTTCATTTCACTTCCAATTAACACATCACTTTGTTCCTTGATTAATGATCTGTAAATTACTATTCGGTTAACTGATGGGATACTGTTTAATGCTGCGTTAACACGTTCAACATAATCTTTGAATTTCTTTCCTACAGTATCGCCCCACAGTGCAGCATCTTCTGTTGATGAATGGAACTCATTAGTAAATGAAGGTGGGATAATCGTATACTGAGGAGTGATGCGAGGCTCACTCTTCAGATACAACTTGTTTAATGCGTTTTTGTATCTACCTATAACTTTCATTACCTCTCGCTTGGTAGCTTTGTAGTTAAGTTCCGGATAGTCAAATAGATGAATACTTTCCAAATACTTGCACCTCGATTCATTAGAATGGCAAGTCATCGTCTGATACTCCATTGAATGGACTTTCTTCGATTGGTTGAGCTTCATTGTTTCTAGATTCTGTTACTTTCTTTGATTCTAGTAATGAAAAGTTCTCAACAACTACTTCTGTAATGTATCTCTTAATGCCGTCTTTCTCATAGCTTCGTGTTTGAATTCGTCCTTCGATTCCAACTAACGAACCTTTATTTGTGAACTTGATAAAGTTTTCTGCAGCAGTAGACCACATCAAGCAACTAATGAAATCTGATTCGTATTCACCGTTTTGGTTTTTGAATTTCTTTTGTACTGCTACACTGAACTGTGTGTACTTAGTACCGTTTGTTGTAAATTTTAATTCCGGTCTTTTTGTCAATCTGCCTACTAACACAACGTTATTGATCATTTATTTACCTCCAAATATTTTTCGTGAGCTTTCAAATCGCCTTTTAAAATTCGACTTACTCGTTTAAATTCTTTGATTGCTTGAGACCTCATAGGTTTAATTCCATCCTTACGTGCCTCGTCTGTTTCTGGAATGTAATATCCAGTTCTACCGTTTCGTTCTCCGATAATCACAATTCCGTATCGATTAACTAACGTATCAATTACTTTCTTAACTCTACGTTCCGATAGTTTAGTAATGCTTGAAATATCCACTCGGTTAATTCGTCGAGTATCGCTTATTGGAATCAGTCTTAATACCATTCGTTCTTCTGGACTCATTCTTTCCATTATCCAAGCTCCTTTAATTCTAGTAATCTATCTAAGTTGTAACCTACCAAGGCATTATCGAAATTTTTATCTAACGTAACAACTGGCATACTTTTGAATCCAAGTGATCTAATCTCTTCTAACGCTTCCGGATGTTCAATTACATCCACTGTATCGTATGGAATTTTATTTTGATCTAGCCAAATTTTAGTCATCTCACATTGGATGCAATTTGGTTTAGAATAAACTGTAATCATTTACTATCCTCCTTATCGATTGATAAACCTAACACATCTTTAGTGTTAAAAGTCTCTTTTTTCTTAAACATAATAAATTGCACTCCTTTTTGTTTCTGAAAACTCAAAAAGCATTTGCCCTGATTCGCTAGTGTCATATCCGTATGTTTTATCATACGATGAATGCTTACTAGGACTTTGTAATTGATACCAAGTTAACCCTGCAAACGATAGTGATTTCTCATGATGAAAGTGCCCAGTAATGAGATACCGTGATTTACTTTCTCCCCATTCCTTTCCAAAATGCGCTACCATGATTTCAACTAGCTTGTTTGCACTTTTCACTTTATCTCCGTGATGCATGAAGATGGAATGGTTCCCTAACCACGCATGCTTAAATTCGTCCAGTGAGGTATCAAACTCAATCTGTGGATATAAGCGTTCTAAACCGTTAATAAACATGTAGTCAGTAGATGGTGCATGATTGCCTTTTAGATACACGACTTTTACGTTTGGACTGTTTTCTAACGCTAGTTCTAACAATGGTAATAAGAATCGATAACCTGCCTGAACACCGTCTCGAAAATCCACTTCATCAATACGTGTACCTTTTTCAGTAGTGTTCAGAAAATTATCCACATGGAAGTAATCTCCATGTAATGTGAATAAGATTTCTTCATACTGGTTAATAATCTTATCTGCAATCTCCCGTCTTAATCCTTCATAGTCTTTATCTGTGTTTAAACCGAAGTGCATATCCGCTAGTGGGATTAATAAATAATATTTTGGTAATTCTTCACACGATAGCTCTATTCTTCGTGGCTCGATATCTTCGAAAAATTGTTTTATTTCTTCTAGCGTGATTGCTGCTTGATTCTTAGGGACTACAACGATTTTAGACTGGTAATTATAATACGTTTCCCCATTTGTCGGTGTTGTCCACTCGTTCGATGTAGCTGATTTTAATGTGACTTCTTTAGGGTCGAATCCGTGTAACTCAATTAGTTCTTCATTCGTGAATACTTTCTTAATTTTCTGTCTTACTCGAATCTGTGAACCGATTGAACCGTCATCGTTATAATCTTTCTGTTGGAAGTCTTCTTGTGTGTGATTTCGAGCAACGGTTTGCCCTTTCTGCGCTACCACCATCTCCTTGTATCGCTCTGTGTGTCGCACCTTTCCACGTACAGAATCCATACTTGGATAACCTAACCGATTAGCAATCTGTATCCACGAGTATCCTTCTTCTTTCAAGTCTAGAATACGGTCTTGTTCCTCTTTCAATGTATCACTCCCTAATTAACTTTCAATCAACCACTCTATGTTCTTTCTAGCTTTCTTTAAGTCTTCGACTCCATTTTTTTCAGCATATCTTAATAAGTATTCCACAGCGCTACACCATCTATGAGCTTCCATGCCTTTTTTATTTTTAACAAAATTTTCAAGTACTTCTTTCACTTCTAATCCTTTTTCACCTACATAGTGACTAGGCTTATTTACTGCTTCTTTTATTCGAGCGTTTTCTTGTAAATTCATCTTTATACCTCCGTATTCATATTGATTACGTGTGATTGATTAAGTTGTAGTGTTGCATCAAACAATACGAAACCTTTGCCATTTTGAGCTACTTTTACATCCACACTTTCAGCTTCCACACTAGGTAAAATCACAATTGGTTTAACCTTTGAAGGTGCGTTGCTAGGTAGTTCAATTTGAATGTATGTCGGTAATAGTGGTTTGCCAATTCCTAAATTTTCGTGTTCTTTTTCAGTTAAAAGCCGAATTTTATCCGTATTATTTTTATCAACCCATTCTTCTAGTCCTTTTTCTAAGTCAGGTAAGTATCCTTTTTTTAATGCTCCATCTTCTATATGCCGTGCAGCTAACATCAACCATATACTTTCTGAACGTGACTCGATATTTTCCATGCCATTTATTCTATACCCACCACTATCTGTTAATTCAATCGTTATTTTTTTCATCTACTCACACTCCACAAACAATTTTTCGATTTCATCGCCAAATAATTTGATAGCACGTTCGGCATCTTCTTCGTTTTTGAAATAACCAAAAGTGGCAATCCTATTTGCGTAATTCACTGAATCAAGCACTACTTTTGAATCGATAATTTCTAGATAATATTTAGATTTAAAAGAATCTGACCAATCAGGCTTCCAATCCCCGTTGCATTCATCCTTAAACGCTCTAAATTGTGTAAGCAGTTTTCTGCGTTTTGATTCTAGTTCGGCTGCTTCTCTAGTTGGGAATATGTTACCTTGACTAAAATAACTATAATCAGCCTCTATGTCATTCCAAGAATCTGAAAAAACATCTCCACTTGATTGGACACAATAATGGTTATCCCCATACTTATACGGGCATTTCATCTCCCACCCGTTTTCCATTCGTTCGATTTCTGCTTTCATTTCTTTTAGCTTTGCTTCCATGTCTATTGTTTGTTGTTTTAGTGCTTTTAGGTTTGTCATTGTGTATTCTCCTTTCAAAAAGTCTTGAGTGCTGTTTCGAAACCTAACAAGAACGCGAATCGTTCATCGTAACTCATCTCTTCGAGTTGCCCATAATTGATATCTTCCTGGAACTGCTTTAACGCTCTGTCATACATCAACATGTCTTTGTATTTACAATGTGCTACAATTAAGTAATGTACATCGTCTTTTAATTTATCGAATGGTGTGTGTTGTTTATCCATTATTTAACCTCCTAATTCGGGATTGATTGCTTCTTTGATTTTCGCATTTTCTAGTAAGTCAGGAGCTCTAAAACCTTTCGCATTCACTAAATCCATTACTGCACCTCTTTTACGAACACTCCGTTGATGACTTTACCTTTACGGTCCTTAATCTCGTTATAAGCACTTTCTAGGCACTCCATGAAATCAAGTTTGCGTTGCATGCAATATCCGATTAGCACTACTGTAATATCTCCAACCGCGTCAATCTCTTCATCGCGGTTGATATGGATATATGCTTCTTTCAATTCGTCTACTTCTTCTTGTAGTTTGGTTAGCTGGCCACTTCCGTCCAGCGTATCCAAACCACGTTTTACAAACCAGTTTTGAACTAATCGGATTAACTCTTCTCGTTCGATGCGTCTTTTTTTAATTGGATCATTTAAATTCATTCAATTCCAGCTCCTTCGAAATATTCTTCTAATCTGTCCATAATTTTCTTACGTGTGTTCCAACCAATCTCGTATGGATTACGTAAGAATTGATTTAACGTTGTTGTTCTAACCTTCAAGATATCCTTAGCCATGTGATTGAAATTGTTCTCAGAACCTGCAATCATCTTTTCAATATCTGCCCTGGTATCCATCAATACTGAATCGTACAAAGCGTCTAATCTATTAGGTCCGATGTTCTTTTCCATCTTGTTTATGTGGAACGGTTTAGAAACAGCTATCTCAATGATGTTTCCGTTCAATCCGTTTTCCTTCATGTATTTTCTAGCTTCACCGTACTTTTTGAATTTCATCGCTTCATGTTGACTTGCTTTGAATTCAAATGTTTTAACTGGATGTCTTCTGTCCAGGTATCCGGCTATGCTGCTGTGATCTACAATTTGTTTAAAATACATATTGCTGTTTTTAATCGCAAATGCCATACTCCTTCTCCAATTCCGCCATGATTTCAATATGGCTCCTGATTTTCTTCATTACTTCGCTATGTGGCTCTGAAACTTGGTAAGTGGCTATTATTACATCATTTCTATCCTCAACTAATCTAAATCCATACATCTTTTCTAGTTGAGCCACTTCCAGCGCTTGCCATATAGCTTTGTCTTTCTGTTCTTCCTGCTTTTCAATGTATTCTGCTGCATACGGAAGATGTTTATACATACTCATTGCCTTAATGTTCTTCTGGCACTGCTTAGCCTCTTGTAACATGATCATTACTGCTCGAGTTGTTTTCAATCCTTCCGATTGCATAATGGTTTCAAATTCTCTTGCATTCATCTACGCTCGAACTCCTCTACAAAATTCATTTGAGCCTTATAGAACTTGAATGTTGAGTCCATCAAATCGCCTTCGCGGTTTTTCTTGATAGAGAACTTCACTCGTTGATAGCCTTCGTGGTTTTCTTCTGTCTCTTCGTTGCTTAAGAATCCAACGACATTTGAATCTTGCTCGATTGAGCCTGACTCTCTTAAATCACTCAAAATTGGTGATTTGTCCTGGCGCTGTTCAACTCCACGAGATAACTGCGATAAGATAACGATTGGCACTTGATGTTCATTAGCAAGGTTCTTCAGTTCTCTTGTAATCTGCTCAATCTGAAGCCTTCTGTCGCGATTGTTATTGACTTTGATAAGTCCTACATAATCGATGACTGCTAAATATTTACCTGGCGCTTGACCTGCAGCACGTTCTTTAATAATTCCAAGAATGTGATTGAGTTCAGATACCGTGTCATATACTTTCAAGTCTTTCTGCTTGAAATACTCAATAGTCGCTCTCACTAGCTCTTTATCTCCAGGCTTTAGCATTTTATTCATTTTTCGCAGGTAGTACGTGTTTAACGTAGTCATTTTTGAAACGAATCGTGAGAACACTTCTTTTTTGCTCATCTCAAGGCTAAATAGGTCTACTCTTAACCCTTCATTTCTCTGTAGCGCTCTATCGATTAGATTGATTGTCCATGCACTCTTTCCGACTGATGGTCTAGCACCCACCGTCACTAACATTCCAGGACCAATTCCACCTCCAAGTGCTGCATCTAATCCACTGAACGTCTTAATCCCGTCTTCAATATCGTGTTCAAGTTCATACTCAAATTGTTCAAACGTTTCTGATAAATCTCCGACGTTTCGTTTTCTGGATAGCTTAGAAATCGCATTTAACAATTCGAGCATTTCTGCTTCTAGTTGTTTAGTTGGAAATGCTGTGTGTTCAGCTTTAACCTTTTCGAGTTTCGCTCTCAAATATTCACGATGTAGTTGGTTAGCCAGGTAATCTAATCCGGATGTTGTTGCGTTCTCTTTCTGTAATGCTAGTAGATACTCATATCCAATCGAATTACCTTTTAATTCGGCTCTGACTTTAGCGAATAACTCCATCAATCCATCTAAGCGAGTACCGTAATTATTTAATATTTCAAAGATCGTTTTAAAATTCGTATCTGTGAACCATTCAGCTTGCAGATACGTTGATTGAGCTTTATCGAAATCTTGTAGGATTGCAGATATGATTGATTTTTCTAACTCGTAATTGTTCATTGCCAACCCTGCCAATTCTGTCCGTATAAGTCTCTCATCTTGTCTTCAACAGATTGTCCAGACGATACATTTCTATTCACTCTAGCCGGTGCCTCGTTTAAGTAGTCCTCGAACTTCTCGCTAAATAGTGTGCGTGGTCTGAGATACTGATTCATCTTCTCGTTGTTTAACCACTGCTTACACTTGATATCAATAACTCGTTCAAAGTCCTCTACAGTAAAACCGTTATCTAATAACTTATGGATTAGCTGTGCTGTCTTCTTAGTCTTAGCCGAATATTTCTTCCCAGTTCTTTTATTTAGATAATCGATAATGTGTCTAGTCTCATCAGTCCAAACAACCTTACTCGGTTTCTCCTCTGAGACATTAATATTCTCTGTAGTACTCTCTGTGTATTCTCTGGTATAGGTCTGTTCATTTTGAACACATCCATCTGTGCAATTTGAACACATCGTCTGTTCATTTTGAACACATCGTCTGTTCACTCGTTGATAGTCAATCGTGAACCATTTTGTTTTATCAAATTTCTTTTTATTAAAATTCCCAATTTTAATGATTTTTTGTTTTTCTAAACTTCCTAGAGTTCGTCTGATAGTCATCGCTGACCAAAAAGGGAACTCTGTTTGCCACTCTTCAAGTGTTTTGTAGAACCACTTAAATCCTTTAAATTCATTGGAACTCTTCAGTAACCAATAATGCATTTGTTGGAGCATAATCGCCTCATTTAAGCCGATTTCTTTAGCAAGCGATGGCAACACTTGTAAAGGTGGTTCGTTAATTAATAACCGACTCATTGAATATCCCCTTCCAACGTGTTATAATAACTTTAGTTAATATTTGTATGACGGCTTTTATAAGTCGTCTTTTTTTAATACTCTTTTTTTCAATTCTTCAATTAATTCGTTTGTACTGTATTCTTCTAATGGATTAGTATCTGGTAGATTAGTAGCTAATAATTCTATTACTGACATTCCTACTGAATTTGCAATTTTTTTAAGCTTATTTGAGCTTGGAAGATGTTTTCCATTTTCCCAACTTGAAACGACATTTTTATGTGAATTGAATAGGTTACCAAACTGTTCTAAAGTCATGCCTTTTTCACGTCGAATGTGTTTTATTTTTTCTCCAACTCTCAAATAATCTGAGATTTCAGTTACTGGTAAACCATTTAATTCTTCGATTTTTTTTAGTGTTTCCATGTTAGGTATGGATTTTCCTTTTTCCCATTTAACAATTGATTGTTGTCTGGCACCTAGCAAATCCCCAAATTGTATTTGAGTTAATTTTTTGTTTTTCCTTACTTCCCATATTTTTTCTCCAATAATCATTTTAAAGTCCAATTTAAATTCCTCCTTCCAACGTATTAAAATAACTTTATACATTCAAAAGCTCTCTTGCTGTATCGTATGCATCCTCTAACGTTGAATGAATACTGCTGCTTTTGTAATTTCCAAGAAATACAACCAATCGATACTTTCCATCGATGAATCTTATTTCCCCTCTTAGTTCACTTCCAACCATCACATCGTATTCGTTTGGTTCGAACATATTCATTTCGAAACTAATCATCAAAAACCACACCTTGACGGATGGCATCTACTTTGTCTACGTGTTGGTTAACAGCTCCAACTAATAAATGGATCCATGCAATTGCCCCTAAAATTACTAGAGTTGTGTAACCTAAGAACTTGCAGTATTTCTTGAGATAATTTTTGTTAAAATCTTTTCTTTTTAGCTTTCTAGCTTTTGAAATTTCAACTCGTGTCATGCTGTCCTCCTTAAATCTTGTATTTAGCCATGAACTCATCTAAATCCCTGGCATCGTATCGAATTGTTGCGCTTCCGCTTGGTCTCTTAATTACAATTTGTTTCAATCCCATCGATACACACTCATCGAAATCTCTATCGTCGATTCCTCCGATATAAGCCTTCGCTTGCTTCTTGTTTAAGTATCTTTGTTGATTGTTATTTGTTGGCAATCGTTCCATCGCATTAGCTACGATTTCAACAACCTTTGAATTAAGAGTTGTTTCAAAATCAGTGCTTAATAAATTCACTGTTTTTCTCCTTTCACTGTTTTTTCATATTGTTGTAACCTTCTTTCAATCCTATAATTGAGCTTAGGAAAGGAGGTGTTATTTATGAATGAATACAAAATTCAACATCCGTTATTCCCAAACATGAATGAATATGTTCAAATTATCAGCCAAACAGCAGAACAAATTATTTCACGTTTTGAATATCCAGATGGAACGATATTCGTTTTCATTCAGTCTCCAGAAGAAATTGAAATGAGATGCAATAAAGTTCTTCATGCTTCTGAAGATGAAAATGGTGTAATAAATATTATTCCTGACATTTATTCTCCGAGTTCTGTTTTTGTTGATGTAATATAAGTTTTGGTGTTTGAATATTTATAGATTTTCTAGTAATCGTCATACTAGATTTTCCGATAACAAATGAGCGGTTGTTTTTAGACTGCTCTTTTTTGTTTTTATCTTTCAAATTTGTCTCCTTTCTAGGTGAAAGTTGTACAAGTATTTTAATACGTTTTAAATCGTATTTTTAACCTAAAAAAATATGATCTAATTTAACCTTGTATAACGCACTTAATTGGTGTAGCAAATTCATAGGAATTTTAGTGCTATCTTTCTCATATTTGGCGATAGTTTGTTGATGAACTCCTAATTTATCCGCCACTTCTTTCTGAGTTAAATTAACGTTAACTCTTGCAGCCTTTAACGAAATTTGTGTCAAAATCCTTCCCTCCTTTCAAATTTCTTTAACTTATGAGACTATAATAATACGATTTAATTCGTATGTCAATAGTTTTATTATAAAAAATTCGATTTTTTTGATATTTTTTTATTTACAAATACGATTTAAAACAGTACTATAATATCAATAGGAAATAAGGAGGTGCTAGAAATGGCACGAGGAAGAGGCAAGTACACTCCTAATGATATAGAAATCATGAAGAGAATATCTGTTAATATCAATGAATTACTTAATCGTACTAGAACTAAGCAAGTTGAATTATCTAAACATACTGGAATACCAACAAGCACTTTGACTGGATATGTTAAAGGAACATCTATGCCTAATCCAGGTAATGTACAAAAGATTGCAGATTTCTTTAACGTAGAAAAATCTGCTGTAGACCCTAGATTTGCTCAGAACTCCATTTCGACGGATGCACCAGCGTGGGCAACTAAAGAAGATATTATTGTTTTTGATGAAGCTTTAAAACGTAATAATGTTACTATGTCCTATAACGGCATAGAACTATCTGAAGAAGATAAGATGCAATTAGAAGGCATGATAAAAGCAATGCTTTGGGAGAAAATACAACAAAATGAGGATAAAAAAACTAGTCGATTATATTGTAAACGAAAAGTACGGAAAACGTTGATATAACAACAATTTCATTTTTGCAAAATTAGAAAACTATGTATTATTTTAGACGGTTAGAAGGTCAAAAGGATAGTCAAAAAGAAAAAAGCCTACTCAATCGAGTAGGCTTTAGTGTTATTTAGGTTTAACTGTAATCAATCCTTCTGGCTCTACAGTGAAGTCTGGCTTTTCTGCCATCGTTCCGTCTTCACTAATATAGTACCATCCGTCTTTGCCTTTAACAAAAGCATTAGATTCCATGAAGCCGTTAGTCGTGTTTAAATAGTACCATTTGTCGTAATATTTAACCCACCCAGTAACCATTTCGCCATCGTGTTTGAAATAGTACCATTCATTGTTGATTTTCTTCCATCCAGTAGCCATTGTTCCATCGTTGTCTAACCAATACCATACACCACCGCGTTTAATCCATTTGTTAGTTAAACAATAGCCATCTTCATTAAAGAAGTACCATTTTTCATTAATTTTCTGCCACTTGTTAGTTGGACAGCTTCCGTCTGAATTTTGATACCACCAGCCTTTTGAATTGCTGTGCCAACCTTCCTTAATTTCTTCAAGCCCGTTCTCAATATCATGCTTGAATTGTTCACGGCTGATGCCCCACTTAGCTAAATATGGATATGGGTCCACATGATCACTAAAATTGTTTGGTTGATTGTTAGTACAATAATCGTGTGATTTAATACCTTCTAACGCGTCTGAGTCTAATGTCTTAGGAAGTCCAGCCTCGTCTGCTAAATCGCGTAATAATTGAATGTATAGTCGATAATCTTCCATAAACTCTTCTTTAGTTGAGTGGCTTTCAATTAATTCAACCGCTGCATACGTTTCATAGTTCCAACCGCCACCAACATCGTAAGCGCCTTGATTGACGGGACCTACTTGCATTACGCGTCCATTCCCTACAACGTGTGAGAAAAATCCAGATTCTACAGGTCTACGCATGTGGTAGTCTGCTTCGTTCTGTGCTGTTGAATTTCTATTACCTGTTGAATGCGCGTGGATTTGGTGATAAGGCGCATAACCGATTTGAGGTAATCCCTCTCTATATCTACTTGTATCAATTTCCATTTATATATTCCTCCTTATTAGTTTGTTGGCCACGGGTCATCTGTAAAATAACTTATATTAGAAACCCTGATGTCGCCGATGTCTTTGTCTGCTGGTATTGGTTCTAAGAATTGGAAACGTAAGTGGTTTGCGTCTCCGTAACCCCCAAGATACCATGTACCATAAGGTACCCCATCGTCGTTATATATTGGCCCGATTAATGAAGTCGCTGTTCGGTAACCGTAAGGCATTTGACCATTCGTTAAGATGAAAACTTTCTTTTCACGATTTCCTGGATGAGCCACGAATCCAAGCCCACCACGGCGAACAATACCGAACCAACCCCATTGTAAACCACCAAATTGTAATTGCACAATATCGTTAATTCTTCGTGCTTTTACGTATGAATTACCGAGTTTAGAATCTGTATTTAGGGTTTTCCAACCAGTATCTCCATCTAATACCGCCCAACCAGTGTTACCTGAAGGAGTTCGTTTAATCCATTTCAGCGCACCATTTGTTTTAGCTGTGTCAACATAAGTTTGACCTAGTTTACCTTCTACTTTACCATTCGGCATACCAGTACCAATAAGTTCACTAGATGAAGTGGAAGAATTTTGACTGGTTTCTGGTAAAGTTACCGAGCCGCCCCCGTCAGACAAAATAAGCGTGTTTCCAGATAAGGTCAATTTTTGAGGAATACCCACACCGTCGCGTCCATTCTCTCCACGAGGTCCAACAGGTCCAGTTAATCCTTGCGGACCAGCAGGGCCTTGTTCTCCTCGCTCTCCACGCGGTCCAGCGTCTCCTTTTGGCCCAGGAGTTCCGGGTTCCCCTCTTTCTCCTGGAGTTCCTGGAATACCTTGTAACCCTTGAGGCCCAGGAGGACCTTGTTCTCCTCGTTCTCCGCGAGATCCAGAGTCTCCTTTTGGTCCAGGGTCTCCATCTCGTCCTTTTTCACCAGGAAGTCCTTGCAAACCTTGTTCTCCTCTAGGTCCTCTTTCTCCAGTAGCCCCTTGAGGTCCTGGGTCTCCTTTGTCTCCTTTTGGCCCAGGAGTTAACGAAATATTTTTAAGTTCCGATTTGGTTGCGAATACGCTAGTGTCTAATTTTGGAGTAGCTTCAAGTGCTTGTAGACGTTTCAAAATTTCTGAATCGTCATATCTTGCACCTTCCACATGAATATTGCTTAATGCTTCTTGTAATTCCGCTTTTGTTACAATCTCAGTAATTGCAACGATTCGCTTACTATCTTTCTCAATAACTGGTAAATCTTTGTGTTTATCAATTTCAGATACACGCACACCAAATGAGAATTTGCAAACATCAGCAGATTGTACTACTTTTTCGATGTACACATATCCAGTTACTGTTTCATCAACAGTAATTAAGCTAGTATCAAACGGCACTTCCACTACATTGCCTTTGACGTTTCCAATTACTTCCAGGAATCTATTGGAACGTTGGAAATGAAATAACACAATTACTTTCTTTAAATCAGTCCTGTCCATTGTTAATTCGATTACTGCACTATTAGTATCGTGAGAATAGAATTCGTCCTGGATGCGATTCATATTATTTCGAACCTTAGTAGTAAGACTGACATCCCTTTTGATTTTTTTCATATTTCCTCCAATGAAAAAGGCAGCCACGATGTAGCTGCCTAATAATTTTATTGATTATTTGGACGTTCGTAAGTCATTGCACGAGTGCTATCACTTACTCCGGCAGTTGTTGGATCATTAACGACACCCACAATTACAAATACTGCAAACAGAGCGTTGATAAACACTAATAATTTATCAATTGTTTCTCCTAACTCCAATTTAATATTGAATACAGCTAAGAATGTTTGTAGCAATAAAGCTAAGGCTGGAACTAGTGTAATCCAAAATGTTTTATTTAAAATACGTACTTTCCAGTTAATCATCATACTTCTCTACCTCTTTCACAATTAATTTTTTAATTTTGTTTTCTTGATTTTTTCTCATTTGGTTAATGTATGGTCTCATGGCTTCTGGAAACGGCAATCCAAGTGCTTCCCAATTTTCCATCAATGAACCAACATAACTAATGATGAAGAATAAGCAGGCTGTGATTCCTATTTCACGATGACCAAGTGCGCGTGCGTACAGCGCTATAACCATCACCACAGCAACTACTAAGAAATGTCGCAGCAAGCCATTAGTACTTGTCTTGCTATCAAATTTCTTTAATTTAAAGGCTTTGATGTATCCCGATAAAACATCAAAGAATACTAACCAAAGCAAAATCTGAATATAAGGACTTTTAAACAATGATTGAAGATGCTCGTTTAAAAATCCTAGTTCGATATCGTGAGGCATTACAACTCCATGGCCTAAACGTTATCGCTTGATTTTGGCTCTTTAGGCTCTGTCCACTTCCAGATGCCTAGTTTACCGTTTTGTTCAAGTGTTGCGAGTTCTTCGAGAGTCTGCCCTTGGTAAGTGAACGCTTCATTTACTTGAACCATAACACGTTTACCTTCTTGATATTTTTCAACGTGGTTTGGATTCTCAAGTGTGAAAATCTCTTGTGGTTGGTAAGTTTTGCCAGTTTTAGCAGGATCTACCAATTCAAGACCACGCTTAAACACTGTAGGGTCTAACGGATTATCAACGTCCGTTACTCGAGCTAATACTGCCCAATCTGCAACGGCTTTTACTTCCGCAATTTTTGCATCTTTCTCAGCAAGTTTTTCTTCATAACTTTCAGCTTGCGTGCGCAAGTCTTCTTGAAGTTTCTTCACTCCATCGGCAGGATTGAACTCAGTAGTTACTTGTCCAATGACTGCCTTAATTAATTCCTCGTCTGATTCGTTCACAAGGTTTCCTACCAATACACGGTCAAAAGCCGTATATGGTGATTCTTGACGAACCGCAACGAATGTACGATTGTTTTCTTGTAAGTATTTGTTGATTACTTTAAATGTCATCTATTCTTCTTCCTTTTCTTTCTCAATTTGTAATTTTTGAAGTTGCTCCTGTGCTTCTTCATATAAAGCTTTGTAATTTGCGCATTCAATTGTCTTGTTTGCTAATTGAATTGCTAAATCGTTAATAACTTTGTCTTGTGTGTTCATGTTTCGCCTCTCTTATTTCCATTTTGAATAGTAGCCACGGCTGTAATTGCCTTGTACTGCCCCAAGGTTTCTGAAATTATCGTAAATATCATTTAAAATATACGACAATCGGACACCTTGAATAACAATTTCATCAACACCAGTAATACTGTGGTTGCCCGTATCAATAGCTATTTCTTTCAATCCAGCTTGCGCACTCTGGTTAAATGTTATTCTTTGGCCGTACATATTGATAGCACTTTGGATGTTGCTCCCAGTTCGTCCATTCCAGATTTGAAGGCCTGCTGATGTGTGGTCAAACTGTTGTAATCCGTTTCGGTTACTCAATAAAGCAGTGTAAGATGCGTCAACACCGTTGATGTTACCAGCGCCGAATGTAAGATACTGTAATGGACGGCCTGGAAATTGGTTTCTTATCCCGACGCCTGGAGAATTCATATCGATTTGCCCTGTTTGCAAATCGAATGTAGTATCCCCGTTTAATGAGGTAATGCGACCACCTTTAATATGATTCCCTGTGAAATCAACATTCTGTATCTTTGTAATCGTTGCTTGCTTAGCGAACAATTCATCGATAAATGCTTGTTGAGATACTAGTCTTTGAATAAACGCAGTGTCGAATTTGACTTTATCTGCCGTAACCGAGCCAGCGTCCAATGCATTAGCAGTAACCGACCCTGCCCCTATCTTGCTTGCAGTTATCGCACCGTCCACAATCATATCAGACTTGACTTTAATTTTTGGCGCGATGATGTCCACGCCTCTAGGACTTGTTGAAATGGTAGAGGCTAACTGTTCGCCAGTTAATGTAGTAGAGCCAATAGTCACACCTTCCGATGTCACTTGAACCCTCGCACTGTTAGAAGCGTCTCGCACTTCCTGTCTGATTTCATTGGCAGTTTGAGCAATAGCACTCTTAACATTCGTATCGAAGAATTGAGTCAACGCCCCTTGATTGCTCTTCTGGATTTTACTCCAAAGAGTGCTGTTAGGGTCTCTCATTTCCAGTTCAATAGAACGCAAATCCTTGAAGAGTCCGGACAAAGTACGTTGCGTAACAGTAGGTTCCACAAAGCTAGTAGGGAAATCCCCTTGCTCTAGCTGTATATCCGTCAACACCGTGTCTCCAGCGCACCCCATGTGATGAAGTTTCAACAATTCATCGCGTGTTTGTGGTTGAAACACCTTGTAATATCGCCCGTTATGCTCTAGAGCAGGCGCACGGACGTTTTGAATAGTGATGTCCATTTTTAACCTCCGTAAACTTTAATAGGAATCGAACTATAGAAACTTCTATACCGGTTAAATCCAGTTTTTCGTTCGAATTCCCCAAGGGACTCAGTGAAAGTTACATAAGTTACTCCACTTCCATTTCTGATTTTAGAAAACGAAATTTCTTTCCCGTTTATCTCAAGTGTTTTTATATTGTTTTGTGGTAATTCCTTAACCAGTATTATTTGTTTACTATGACTATCGTAATTTATTGATACGTCACCACTAAATAACAGTCTTATTTTCATCCAAACAAGCCTTGCGCCGATATAACGATGAGTAACTTCCTTGTTGCCCACATAAATTCCTTCTCTAGCCATAATACCTCCTACTCATAGACGTCATAGATAGTAGTGCTATCTTTAGTAGAAAGCGCATCATACTGAGATTTGGAACCAAACCAATATTTTAGAGGTTGACCCCCGTTTTGATTAATAATATTTTGGCCTGGAGCGCCGTCTGCTCCTCTAGGTCCTGTTGGTCCTGCTGGTCCTTGAGCGCCTCTTGCACCGTCTGCCCCTTTAGGACCAGTTAAACCGATAGGTCCTTGTTCTCCACGAGGGCCAGTGTCACCTTTTTGTCCTGGCGTTCCGTTTTCCCCTCTAGGTCCCGCTGGACCCATTGGACCTGGAGCGCCTTTTAACGATTCTCTTTGTTGGCTTGTAAGCTCCTCGAATCGCATGACTCCGTCCGCACCTTTTGGACCTTGTTCGCCACGTTCACCTTTGTCGCCTTTTGGTCCTGTTAAGTATTGAAGCGATGCAAATCTGTCACGTCCATTTCCAACTTTGACCTTTCCTGTATCGCTCTCAACACCTAACTCACCATCAAGCAGAACAAGTGGACTGTTTGACCAATCACTCGCTGACATGCGCTTATGTTGTACCCTAATTGGAATTGTTTCTGTCATGCTCCACCTCCGTCAAAAATAAATGTTGGACTTTCGTTCCAACTTCCGTCATATATTGAATTTTGCCCGTCCGCAACCGTCTTATAGACTGGTTCAAACTCAATTCGATTTGTCCGATTGTCAACCGTCGCAAACTGAACCGCGTTCTGATACCAGTCACCCGAGAAGGTCAGACTATAGCCATCGTTATAAACCGCTAAAACCTGCTCCTCTTTATTTGTTAAGTCTTTGTCAATTTTTGGCAAGTGTGGATTAGCAGGCTCAAAAAGAACGTGTCCACCGTAAAACGGTGTTTTGTTCACTATTACAGTTACGTCCGTTTTTCCGTAAGGCGTACATGTTGCCGACCAGCTTATCACGTACTGCTTACCTAGCTCGAAGCCTTCACCGTTATGTCCGACTTCGACATAATCAGTGCCATAGGCTATCTTCTTAGCCGTGCTACCATTGAGACGATTCTTGTTGTACTGAGCTGTTCCGTCACCGCCAATCAGTCCAGCGTTGATTCTTGCGGTCTCACTGACCTGCTCTAATTTCTTACTTAACTCAGCGATTGAGTCCGCACCACTCATCAACTCTTCACGGATACGCTTCAAGAACTCAGGGCGCTCTTTCTCCACTTCTTCATGGATTTTAGCGCTAAATTCTTCAGCTTTGGCTTTGATAGCATTCACTTCATCCGTAAATTGATTTCTCAATTCTTCATTTTTTCGGTCAAAAGCAAGGTCAGCATTCTTAATTTCTCTTGCCAACTGTCGTTCAAAATTACTTTGAAATTGCTGTGTTTCACTCTTAATAGCATCGCTTACTGCGTTACCAATCGCATTTGCAAGACCTGACTGGAATTGACCAAAGCCAATAGACTTCAATTTCTTAGCCATTGGTGAGTAGGTATATTTAGTGATTTTCTTCCTTACGTCTAAATCGAATGTTTCATGGTAGATACCTACCACATCGAACATCTGGACAGGAACATCGCTCTGACCCACAACGTCAATCTCGATGCTATTTTCAAGCATATCGCATAGGCTTGTTCTAAAATACTGCTTGCCATATTCTCTAAGGCTTGCTTCATCCTTAACATCTTGGTCATTAACTTCTACAACATCTTCATAAATCTGACCATATTTGTTAATTAGCGGACTATCCACAGCTACAGAAAACTTGCGGTCAGGCGCCTTTTCTCCCTCACCTTTGACTGTCGCGATGAAAGTAATTCGAGTCTTCAAAGACTTGGTAGAGGTTTTTTGCTGATAGCTAGACAGGTTCTTTTTGTACATAAAAAGCGATTCGTTTTCCGAACCGCCATTTTTTAGTAATCGTACTTGATACCCACGTCTGACTAAATCACCGCCCCATTGACCAATAATAGAATGCTTATCTTTCGCAAATGCCTCCATGGCATTCTTAGATTCAACATTGAAGGTGTGTCTATCTTCAATATCAGAAAAAAATGAGAATGGATTATTACGAGTAATGCTCCCAGCAAATTGACTTAAAGCAGTCGAACCAGTCACTCTATCCAAAGAGATAGAATTTACCACATAGTTATTCAAAAGAGTGAATACTTGGTTAGCATAGACCTGAATATAGCCATGCTTCTTCTCAACCTCGAAAATGACAAAATCCTGCTCGCCGTCTAGATCATCAGCAGTCAAGAAAGTTTCTTCTCTTAACTGTTGCCATAAAATGTTGTTAGTAGGAAATTTAAACGTTAATCGATAGGTACTATTTGCTTCTTGTGTGATGTTATCATCGTATGCTGCATTAAGAGGAATATTCCCTTCTGTTAAGTAAATCATACTAGATACCTCCAGTTAGGACGAATAGTCACCTTGCGTACATTACCAGTAAATGTCACACCATTAATACCAACAGGGATTTCAAAGAATCCTCCACGCTTTCTAAGAGTGTTCTGCACTGCCCCACTGGCATTAAAGATATTTTGTTTTCCTTGCCTACAATCAATCGTGGCTTTACTATTAACCGTCAAGTGCATAGTTTTTCGTCCGATAGTGAGCGATACATCCCCATTGCCCTCAATCTCGATGAGAGGCTCTGAATAAACCGTACCGATATTCTCAATCGTTCCGGAGCTCATTAATACGACTGGTGCAATATTCTTCGGATATCTAAACGGTTGCATGTCTAACTTGATTTCTAACTTCCAAGCATAATTTCCAAAAGGTTCATAACTAGCAGTCACAAAGTTAGCATAAAACAATGAGCCAGGCTGATAGCTAAATTCCAAAACATTATCATTCGATTGAAACTTATCAAGAATACTTGCAATCTCAACCATTTTTTTAACGTAGAGAGTGAAGGTCCTTTCGTAACTGTCGAAAGAACCGTCTAACACACGGTAACTACCATTAACTCCATAAAGAGTTGCCTTCTCTCCTTTTGGCGTAGCAGCCTCCACCTTCCCAAAGTCAGTAACAACACAATTAGGAAGGGTTGATGTGTTAAAACCATTGATGATTATATAATTCATTAGATTCCCTCCCTTGCATAAATTGCACCATGTTGTTCATAGGTTTTAAGCGAGATAATGTCATTGTCCAGATAAACATCTGACGATTTTTCAAGGATAGCAGTAAGGATTCTCTCCATACTCGCTCTCAGATTCGCTATCTCAGACACGGTTTTGCTTTCACGGGCCTCAAATTGGGTTGACGGCATAGCCAATTGTGTCTCAAGGGTTTTAGTAAGGGATACAGAGGAATTAAAATCCAGATTGTCTTCTGAAAATACGTCTGAAATTTCATCAACCATTCCTCCGACCGTTTGTTTGACATCCTTAAATTGATCTTGTAATCCTTGGTCTAACCCTTCCATGATAGCATTACCTGCAGGAATTAATAACTTTCTATCGTACTCGATTGGACCTTTATGGTCTCGAATCCAGTTCGCAACTCCTCCAACGAAGTCTGTAACAGCTCCCCAAGCAGCTTTCAATCCACCGAGAAAACCATCCATGATAGCTTGCCCTGCTGCACCTAAGTCGATATTCCATAAGCCATCAAAGATTCCTGTAATTCCAGATACTAAACTAGAAACAGCGTTAGACATAGTATCCCAAGCCGCTTGCGCTCCAGATACTAAGCCATCGATAATCCCTTGAACTCCAGAAACTAATCCATTCCAACCTGCAATAGCTGCACCAGAAATAGCGTCCCATAAACCGCTTAAGAATTCAGCCATTCCATTAAATGCGGCTTGAACACCTCCAACGATTGCGCTGACTGCTCCAGAGAATATTGAAGTAATTCCGTCCCACACCATTGATATACCGTTCGAGATTCCATCCCAAATAGCACCTAAGTCCGTTCCTAATTGCCCGAAATTAAGCGTCACTAAATCAATGATGATTAAGATTGCTCCAAGGAATACTGATTTGATAACTTCCCATATTCCAGTGAAGTATGTAACGAATCCATCAAATACTTGAGAGATTCCTGAACTCATTCCGTTCCATAGCCCCATGAATGCATCAATAAACGGTTGAACCACTGCCATAATTGCGCCAGTGATTGCACTCCAAATGGCTGTTGCCACACTTACAATACCTTCCCAAATAGCAGTTGCTGTTTGGGCAATGTTATTCCAAGTATCAATCAAGAAACTTGAAATAGAAGTCCATGCACTAGAGAGGAATTCTGTAAATCCTTGCCAAATAGCCTTCCCTGTCTCTGTCTGAGTAAAGAACCATGTTAATGCAGCTACTACAGCAGTAACCCCTACAATTAAGGCTGTAAATGGATTCGCGGAAACAATCGCGTTAAATACAATCATTGCACCTTTAGCAGCCGTTAAACCAGTTTTGAAACCATCAATTGCGCTCTTAACAGTGTCTACAACTTTTAAAGCGACAAAGCCTGCTGTTAATCCTGCTAACACTGATGTTACAGCATCAACTGCGGCTGGTGTTTGGCTAATCCAATCTACAAACTGCTTAATCCAGTCAGTTACTGTGCTAATAGCACCAGTAATGCCTTCGAATGCTGTACCTAGTTCTCCTACATCTCCACTTATTCCAAGAATGCCTTTCAATTTGTCGATAAAGCCTCCAAACAAGTCACCAATACCGCCTACTGCACTCTTAATATTTTGGAATGCTGTAGATAGATTATTGATAATCGTTTGTGTTGTAGATTCACCGAAGATAGCTGTTAATCCTTCTTTGATGGCGAATCCTAGAACTTCCGGAATAGCTTTAACCGCATTTTTAAGCATTGGTATAAAGTTACCAAACACAAACGTTTTAACGGTTTCTTTTAACGCTTCAAGTGACGGTGTTAAGTCCTCTCCAAGCGCCATATTCCCAAGCACGTTTTGTGCTGCAGCCTTCATGGATGCGAATGAACCGGTGAATGTACTAGATGCTTCTTTTGCGGTTGTTCCGGTAATGTCTAAGTTTTCTTGAATCGCGTGGATTGCTTGATAGACGTCAGATAAGTTATTGATATCGTATTTAACTCCAGTGAGTTTCTGAGCGTCAGTAAGAAGACGTTGCATTTCTTCCTTAGTACCACCGTAACCGAGCTTTAGGTTATCTAACATCGTATAGTTTTGCTTAGCAAATCCTTGATATGCAAATTGGATACTTTCCATCGATGTTCCCATCTTGTTAGCGTTATCTGACATATCAACCATTGCCATATTTGCTATCTCTGCAGCTTTACCAGTATCTCCACCTAATGATTGAAGTAAACTGGCACTAAATCCTGTTACAGATTCCATGTAAGCATTAGCTGATAGTCCAGTTGTCTTATACGCTTCTTTAGCGTATCCTTTAACGATATCGGCACTGCCTTTGAATAGCGTTTCAATACCACCAAGCGATTGCTGGAGTGCTGCACCCTCGTTTAATGAAGAAGCTAAGCTGTCCTTAAGAACTTTACCAATACCAATTGCTGCAATCATCTTAGTGACTGTACCAGCAAAACTTTTCATAAAACCTTGTCCAGCTTTATCTCCGGCACCGACTACTTCGGTTCCCATAGCCTTCTCAATCATGCCTTTGATTCCGTCAGCCGATGGGATTATCTGAACATAAGCAGTACCTAATTCTGTTGCCATTAAGTTTCCTCCTTCCCTAATAATCTATTTCTTTCTTTTAAGAACTCCTCGCCCGAACTAAATGTCTGAGTATCTGACTCTGATTTGCGCTCATCTATACCTAGTAATTTTTCTAAAATCGATTGAGGCATATTAGTGCCTTTTGAACCATCTTTCGTCTTCTGCCATGCTAGTATGCTTAATCTATCCACGGCACAAGCTAGTAACGACTCTTCTAACGTGATTCTATTTCCAGACATAATCATCTTAATTCTTGAGTTTGGTCTTAAACCTAAAGAAAAAACGGCCACCGTTAAAACTGGTAGCCGTCGATAGTCATAGATATGATAAGTTTCTGCTAAATCGCAAATTAAAGCATCTTCATCAGTCACAATCATTCTTGCAAGGGCCATTATTTTTTTAAGGCTTTAGCCTGTGTGAAAATCTCAGTAATTTCATCATTCATTTTCTGAATGGATACACATCCATTTTCATCTCGTACATGATCTTTTAATGCAGCCGCTGCAGCAGGGCCTAGAACTTTTCGAACGACTTTAGAAATTAGAAGAGGATTCTCTTCTAATTCTACAAGTAGTTCTAATAGCTCATAGTCATCGTTAATTGTGCTTTCATTGATTTGGAATTTAAATCCGGAAGATGTTTTCCCTTTAATCATAATTAACCTACTTTCTTAATGTATTCGTAATGAGTGGCTCCGTCTCCATCAGGGAACGCTGATAAAGTAGTTTCATAACCGATGTTTTCTCCACCAGCATACTTAACGTCACCTACTTCTGACACTTTAGCAAGCGGAAGTACCATACGTTTAATAACTCCTGATTTTAGTACCATATCCACTACAAATGATTTTTCTTCGTAATCTTCAGCTTTAGCTTTAACAGTGATTCCTGCTTCTAAAGTTCCAGTTACGTTCTTTTCACCGTAAATTAATTTCAATACGTGTAAGTTTAATGCTTCAATTAAAGTGAACTTGAATTTGTCCTCTTTTTCTTTCAACGTTGTGTTTACGATTGCACCGCCCCATTCCTTAACGTTTTCAGACGATGCACTGTTAGCATTTTCTAAACCGTCTTCCGATACGAAACCTAAGTTTACGAATGCAGCATTTAACGCTGTTTCTGCGTCAGTAGGTAATTCTGTACCTGTTGGTGCCATATAAATAGCTCCACCAATCTTAGGCTTAGCTGCGGTTACGTTGCTCGCGTTGTTTTTTTCTGCCATATTTTTCCCTCATTTCTAATAATGTCTGATATCAAACACTGCTTGATATCTGTATTTTTTTGATTCTGTATCTGTATAGTTGTAATCGCTGTTTAAGCTAACATCAGATACGTCGTTTAATTCGACTAACTGTTCAACTATCTCTTTTACAGTCTCATTCAACAAAGAAGCCTCATACATCGACTTTCCGTAAGATTGGAAAGCAAATGTAGAGGCTAATAATTTATTGCGCTTAGATCCACCTGTTTTTTGAATTAATACAAATTTATCTGGCATCTTAGGTGAAAGTTCGAATACAACTGGGCATTCCAACTTGCTTGTCATGAATTTTCTAATTTCAATCTCTATCAACCTCTCACCGCCTTCAATAATGTATTGTTTTTCTTATTATCCTTTTTAGCTTTAGCTGTAGCAGCTTTAACTCGTCCTGTGGCACGTTTCTGACCGATTTGAGTGTCTGCCTCATATCCGGTTCCTGCTCGACTAGCAATCTCGTTGGCTCGTTCACTAATCATCTTCCGAACAGGCTCAGATTTTAAGAAAGCTCCAACACCTTTAGTGTTTAGCTTGAATTTAAAGGAGCTACTCATATCGTTCCACCGTCACTTTCTTGTGCCAGGCAGTTGGTACCATGGATTCAATTCCTTCAACAACTGGTCCGAATGTTCGAAACGTTTTCCCAAAGAATTTAACTTCCCTATCTTCCCAGTTGTGTGTGTCCCCTTTAGGAATACCGAGCGTGTACACTGCTTTTTTTCCATAAAGTTGAACCTGGTTAATAACATCCGTAGCCTCAGTAGGAGATACTAGGACATTCTCTACTTGGATTTCTACATCATCGTATGTTGCAGCACCCATTTCATCCTCACCAGTTTTAACACGATCTACTAATGTGACAGTAATTCCTTTAATCATAGAATTCTATCACTCCAATCCGTTGCTTAGTGAAGCCTAATCGTTTCAATTCTGCATTCTTAATGAAGATACCACCACCAGGAACGAGATACGAGCCACTCACTGAGTATCCTAGAGCGCTTTGGCTGAATTGAGTCATCGGCTCTTGTTCTGTAGAAGTCATTAATGTACGAGCTACAATATCAACTACCACAGACTTAACCACGTTCTCATAACTAGAACGCTCTACAACCATGTTATCTAAATCTTTTCCATAGCGACGCGCCTCTTCCCTCAGCATGTCAGATACAGTGGCAAGAAGTGCATTCGCTCTATCAATCTCAGACGGCTGCAGTCTCTTCCAGAGTCGCTGTAAATCGTCTAAAGTCGCAAATGAGTCCATTATTCATCATCCTTTGCTTCTTTCTTCGGTTTAGCTTTAGTTTTCTTCTCTTCCACTGGTTCCCATGAGCCAGACAGTACGCTATCTGACTCAACAATTACACCAGTATCCACATTTATATACTTCATAAGCACGACCTACGCTTTAACACGAGCAAATGCTTTTTCGTCTAGGATTCCCCATCCGATATACGCTTCTGAACGTAAGCAGATTTCGTTATATTGTTTTAAGTCACGTCCAGTACCATCTGGATCACCATATTGAATAATTTCTAATGGAATATTATCCGCATATCCCCATTTGAAGCGGTTAGCAAAGTCACCAACGATTGCGTGGTCTGTCTCAGCAGTTCCACCAGTCACTGTTAAGTTTTTGCTAATGTCAGAAGCCATTCCATAGAATGATTTAGGATTTTGTCCAAATCGGAATTCAGGGTATTGAGTAACGCCATTAACTTTGATTTTAGCTAATGCTTGTCCACCTGTTGGAGATAAAGCAATACCTGTAACATCACTTCCATTAGCTACTACTGTTTGAACTGCAGCGTCGATGTTGTCGTCGAAAGTTCCTTCAGCGTAAGTAACTACGTTGCTCTTAACTAATCCATCAAATGAGTTTGTGTCGCGGAAAGTTGCGTCTGTCATTGTTTTAGGTTCTAATCCGTGAATTGCTGCAATATCGAATGATTGGGCAATTTTCTTAGCAAATCCGTCTGCGAATGCTGCTAAGTAATCAAGTTGTTTTTCTTCAGAAGAACGTAAGAATTCGTCTGTAATACGAGCTTGATAAACGAATTTCAAAGGCTTGATGACTACAGGCTCAAATTTCGCTTCTCCAGCTTCTTTCTTTTTACCTTCACCTACGATTTGAGCGTTACCTTCCAAATTGAATACCATTTGCTCAATTCCATTAAATGGAATTGGTTGTTGTTGTGATAAGTTAGCTAATACTGATTTACCTTGTACTTTAGAAAATAGTTCTTTAACTAATTCTGGTTTAAATAATGTTCCTGCTTGCAATGTTGTCATATATTTTCCTCTTTTCTTTTTGATTATTGATTTAATTCTTGTAACATTTGTCGCATTGCTGTTGTTCTACCATCGCCTACGACTGGTTCAACATCTTTCAATGGAGCGACTGGTTTTGGTTTGATAAATGCAGATAAACGTTCCGCATCGGCTTGCAAGCTCTCTTCGTCGCTACCTTGTAATCTGTCTACCAACTCATACGGAAGACCGTTGCGCAATGCAATTTGAGTACGAAGCTGTGTTCCTTTGAACTTCTCAACAACTTGGTTAACTTCTGCTAGTTCAGACTCTTTAGCGCTAATAAATTCATCTTTCTCAGCTAGTAGTTTGCTGTTGCTGTCGATTGTTGCTAGTAACTCAGCGTTCGTTGTTTCCAATTCCTTCACACGAGATTCTAGTTTCTCTAATCCGGCATACTTCTCTTTCTGACGAGCGAGTCGTTCACCAATGATTCGGTCTAGTTCTTCTTGTGTTTCAATCGTTTTAAATTCAGGCATGTTACTGCCTCCTTTCTCCGCGTTAACCTGCGCGTACAGTAATTTTTTATTAAAAAAAGCCACTACATAAGCAGTGACCTTTAGTTTAATAACTGATTTTTTGTTTTTTCTTTGGCTTAGATGTTGCACAAAGCCAATGCGCTAACAATGCGCTATCCATAAGGCTGATATCTACATCATCGAAGTGTGAACGATATCCAAATCCACCATTTGAACCAATATTCCGTTTGTCACAGTTAGTTACAACCTTAGATAGTGATGGTTGACCTGAGTGACAAATGGTCTTTTGATACACGCCTTGCTCAAACATAGCGTTTGCTACGATGATTTCTTTAACAGTAGGCAGCACTACATTCCTTATTCGGAACTCTCTCAATTCATCATCAAGAACTTTCTGTCCACTAGCACCATCTATAGCGATTTGAGACGGTTTAGCTTTCCTTAAGAAGTCAACTATCCATCCATTACCATTTCGAACAGATTGACAATCGACAGTTTCAACGAAGATATCATCAAAATCTGTCCTAATAGCAATACTCAAGGCTACGTTAGTGCCATCTTGCCCATATTTGATTCCAACGAACATAGGGCCTTTAAACTTAGGTACTTCATCAAGCCTAAGAGCCTCCCACTCAGCTTCTGAAATTGCTGATTTTTGGTTATATGTAGGCCAAAAACCAAGACGTTGGATATTATGGTCCAACTTATCGTCACCGAGTTCGGCTTCAATCTTCCGTTCGTCTAAGTGATATCCCATTGAAGGATTGGAATTGTACCAAGCTTCAATGTCTGATATCTCTTTTTCAGTAGATACAGACCACTCTGCCCATCCGGAATACTTACCACGGCCAAATAGACATGTTTCACGGAATTTGCTGAATACCGTTCCGCTTGAAACTGGAGTTGGAGGAGTTCCGCACATAACAGTAATTGGATTATCACTGTCAGTAACCGTATATTTCAACGCTGACTCCTGCTCTGTCGTGTATTCTTGAGCCTCGTCTATGATCATGATGTCGAATCCTTCACCAAGCCCACCGTTCGATGTACGAGTTCTAAACTGCAGCACTCCTTCTGTATTAGTTAGAGCGATTCGTTCTTGACCTTTGGCGCGAATAGATGTGAAGTCTTCACCATCAACGTAACCCATCTTTTCTAAATACCGTTTGACTTTCTCAAAAGAAGAGTGTGAGGTACTAATTCGATGAGCCGTGTGTAATATGTTCAAACCTTGGTGCAATCCCCAAAGTTCAAGCATATAAAGAAGTTCGGATTTCCCATTCCGTCGGGGAATGGAATATCCGAACTTTTGATGAACCCATAGTCCTTTTTTATCAACAGCCATCATAGCCTCTAGTAATTTCTTTTGCCAGATATAGCTGCTTAATCCTGTTTTCTCATAAATTTCTATAGCTTCCTTGCTGAGAGACCTTTTCTTAACATAAGGCAGGATGACTGATTGTGTAGGAAGCTGATTTCCGTATTTCTTTCTAGCCATTCCAACATCCTCTCTATTTTGAAGTCTTCTTACTCTTAGCAGCTTTAACTTTATCTTTTAGATCATGATATTCTTGACCTCTCTCATTCTTTATTCTGACGAATTCTTGTAATGATACGTTAGTGTTGGCTCTTCCAAGTGACTTAACTATATCCTTATACTCTCGATTGTCTTCAGACGCTAGATTGTCAGAAATATCATGTTTTCGTTGCTTGTTATAATCCGCTCTAGAAGCGGACTCATTACTCCATTTTTTAGACCAGGCATTTTGTTGTTTGCCATCTCCCGGATGATAATCTACTGTGCAAGTACATCTATCATGCCGTCTAAATACATCCCTGTTTACTCCAGGATATGTATAAACACCAGCAATCTTGCTGCACCACTCACAGCAATTACCGTCAGTTGTACGAACAATCTTTGGCTTTAATCCCGATTTAAAATGGAAATCTGCATTTACTTTGATATGATTATCAACGATGTTTTGGTTGAAGTTAACAATAGGCTCTTTTAGAATCCATGATACATCGTCAAACTTCTCTTCGTATGATAATCGATTAACTAATCCATCGATTCTTTCTTGATTGATTGGAGCCTGGATTGATTTCAATCCAATTCCAGCCTCCTTGTTTAAAATATCTTGAACCTTCTCAGCGTATGCACTTACCATCTTGTGGTTAGTACCTAACGTTTCATTCAAAATACGACTAGCGATGTTAAAATGCATCTTTCCATCAGGAAGAATCGAACCACTAATATTAATTTGAAGTGCCTCAGATAGAATTTGCCCTAATTTAGTCGCAAATTCGTGAGCGTCTATAAAATTCGCTTTACCACTTCTCACAAGAATTAGTAATCTCTCTAATTCAGCGCTCTTTTCAGCCTTGCCAAAGAAATCTGCTTTAATTTTTTCAAGAAGTTCAGGTACAATGTCATATTCATACGAAATATCATAATTATTCATTGTCTTTACCTTCAACCTTAGTATTATTCAACATGGATTCAGCTTCTTTTTCACTCATTCCTGTTGAAGCGAGCAATGCTATGCCATTTTCCTTTGAGAGTACACCTTTCTGGTAATTGCTTAATAGTGAAGTTATTTCGTAAGTTGAAATAATCCTATTTTTTTGCTTGTCAGAAGCGTCATCAGTAACTTTCACTTTTTGCTCTTGTGTGTCTTGAACTGGTTTTGCTTCCATATTTCCTTTGATACCAGTCAAATCGCGAATTGTTTCTGCTGTGATATATCCTGGTAGTACCTGGTTCACTTTAATTGCGCCGTCACCAAGCATAGTTAATGTGGATGCGTCTGCTTCAAATAATGGTTCCCATTTAACTTCCGCTTTCATAAATTCCTTACGCATATATCTGAAATCATCACGCAAGCAAACCGCTACATAAGCTACATTTAGCAAACCAGACCCAATAGAGCGATGTGCAGCCTTCCCAGCGAGCCTTAAGTTCTCATGACTTGCTTTAATGGCCTCAACACTAGATGGATTATCAGAAGAAAATCCTAAGTCATCCATAGTTAATCCCGTTTCTCCTGCAAATCCAGAAGCCGCCATTTTTAATTGCTCAACGAACGGAGTCATACTTGCAGTAGTAAACTGCCCAACAGACGGTTTATCACCATCATCGTCCTTTGTGAACATAATAAAGCTTGAAATAGTTGCTTTTAGACTTTCTACCGATTCTGCGTCTTGGCTAACCCCTAGAGCATATTTTTGAGGGAATGAGTAAAATTCAGCAGTAATCTCTGAACGCTCAATTGTTCTCTGAGCTGTTTTTTGATAAGAAATTCCAGATTTAGTAATGCGCGAGCGTCCAAACGGTCTACTTGCATCAGGTCTATGGATAATAGGCACTAATAATGGTATTCCTGTTGGATTTTCGATTGAGTACGGCTCTTCTCCTTTTGGATAAAATATCGTTTCGTTTGGAGTGAAATACGCTTCTAGCAACGGTTTCTCATAATCATCTCGTTTGAGTACAGCGTATCCTTCAGTTAGCAAATTAGTAATTGGATCTATAATCCCTGTTGCATTACTTGCCTCAATCACTTGTAATCTAGGCATTCCCTCTTCGTCCTTAGAAACGTAGATAAAGCAACATGAACCAATTAATGCGGATAAAATCGCTGAATCGAAAAAGATATCTGGATTGTTATACTGGAAGATGTCGTTGATGTTAAAATTATCGTTCGCAAATTCCCTGAAAATCAATCTGTCGGCTAAGCTGTCTACAGCTTTTGTTGCCCATCCCAGTACAGCCTTATACTTATCCCTAATTTGAGCAGGAATAGTAACTCCGTCTGTATTATCAAATTTTTCCATAGAATAGTACTTATATCGCGTTTGAACTCCAGTGCGATATCCGTCTAACTTCCTACGGAGATATGCTTTACCTTTCAATTCCATGTTTATTCTCCTTTTTTGAATTTTGGCGCGAAAAAATAT